CCCTTCTGGTTCTGGTTGAAAGAAAAGGGCAAAATGGAAGAAGTAGCCGGTGGCCGCTTCTTGACTGAGCCACTGCAATATGATAAGACTGATAGTATAAAATGGATAGGCCGTGGTGGTACAGCCTCCATGAATGACTTCCAGTTCTTGACAGTTGCAAAGTATGATTGGCGGTACCTCGTCGGGTCTATTGTCCGCTTCGGTGTGGATGACCAACAGAATCGTGGGAAGAATGAAATCATCAGCCTTATGAATAGCAAGGTTGATAATGTTAAGACTTCCTACATCTCTGAATTTGAAACTCGTCTCTTCGGCGCACAGGGTTCAGTTGTTGCTGGTACGACAACTAATGATAACCCCGCCTTCGATGGGCTTCAGTTCCTAGTGCCGGATGACCCAACAAGTGCATCAAACAATGCAGGCGGTATTGACCCCTCGGTCTATACCTGGTGGCGCAATCAGACCACAAATGCAACAGGTAAATCCTTTGCAACTTACGGTATCAGCCTGATGCGGACACTCATGAACAACTGCACTAACAACTTGAAGATGGATAAGCCAGATATCATTCTGTCTGGTCAAACACCTTATGAGTACTACGAAGATACAGTCTTGCCAATCTATCGCATTAGCAATAACAAGTTGGCTGACATGGGCTTCGATAACTTGCAGTTCAAAGGTGTTCCAATGCTGTGGTCTCCTTCATGCAGCAATGCTCGGCTGTATATGCTGAACACGAACTTCATCAAGTTCACTTACGACCCCATGATGATGATGGACATGACAGCTTGGAAAGACATCCCTAACCAAGTTAACGACCGCGTGGCACAGATTATCACGGCCTGTACCTTCAAGGTTAGCCGTCGTCGTTGCCAAGGCGTTCTCTTTAGCATAGATACCCCTTAATAGGAGAATACCATGGCTGGATTGCCTCAAGTATTTCAAACAAAAGTTACACAGTACGATACAGTACAAAGGGACCCCCTCGGTTCTATTCGGTTTGAGGGAGGGAAGTTTTACAAATATGTGCAGTTGAAGAACACTACAAATACAGTTGCCACGGATGCAACGAATGGAACTTTAGTTGTCTACCAAAAGGCTGCGAATAGCGGATACGTGAATAATCTTGTATCTGTTGATGCAGCTGTGGATGGTGATGCAACTACTCCGTTCGGTGCTGGGGCGGTTGTAGGTGTAGGTTGTCCTGGTGTTGCTGGTACGACATACTATCTATGGATAGTCATAGATGGTCTCGTAACACTCGATACGGCAGTCACAACCGCTGCGGCTGGTAAAGGTTTCACCATGTCTGCAACGAATAAGACTGGCACTGTTGGTGTAGCTGGCAGCTCTTACCTGGGTACGAGCGTGAATACTACGACACTTGTAGTTATGGGCGCACCTTTTTAAGAGGGTACTACTATGGCAGCCTATGCTTATACAGCCACACTGGATGAGAAGACCACGAAAGAGTTGAAAGGTTTCCCAGGGATGAGGTTTGTCTCTGGGACTATCAACGTAACGAACTACAATGGTACGACTCCAGTAGCTATCACAGAGATTACAAGCAAGTTCAAGGGTGCGTATCGAGTACTCCTTACACCCACTGGAACGAGCTTTCTCTCTATGATACCTTCGTGGGATGCAACAAACACTACCATCAGGTTCACAATCATCTCTGCCGGCGTGTTTGCGCAACTTGCAGATAACGCGGCTGGGATTACAGTGAACTTCCTAGCAATTGGAACTTGATGTAACAATTTGTTACATAGGTGATATATGGGTACCTTAACATTCAGTCAGATACAAAACGAGGTACGCTTTGGATTAGGCGGGCGGGTAGATTTTGATACCCGCCTTCCATATATTATCAATCTCGCACAGCAGCGTTTAGCTCGTATTCATGACTATGATGAGATGGAAGTCATCAGTACGACAGTAACTCAGAATACAGGAAGTGTTAATGATAAGTACCTTACTCTACCAAACAAGCGTGAGGTCTTTTCAATAGTTCTTCTCGATGGCCCGAACTCCAGAAAGCTTGTGCAGCGTACACCGCAGTTCTGGGATAGGCGAGTTCCAATGCCTGAGTACTGGGCACGTGATAGAGTTCAAGATTACATAACTTGGGGCAATATTGTAGAACTTTGGCCTCTTCCAAATGCGAACTATACACTTCGTATGCGTTGGAGTCAGTGGCCAAATGACCTTGTAAATGCGGGCGACACTTCACAATTCATGCAAAAAGATGAACTTCTTATCGAGCTAGCTCTTATATATTGCTACAATAGTCTTGGTAAAGAAGATGAGGCTGCAAAGCACACAGCGCATCTAAACAGACTGATGAGTGAGGCCCAGCAAAAAGATGATACCAAGCCTGACCTTAATATTCTGCCTAGTGCTAGTGATGCACAGGTGTTACAAGATGGAGGTCTTGGAAGTACTCCATGGATTGACCCATTTATTAGGAGTACAAACTCATGAGTAGCCAGTATGTAAATACAGTGCCGACTACGTGGGTATCTGCTCCTACAATCGACACAACCATTATTCCAAATGTTCCAGTTACATTGTTAGTAATCTGGGATGCTGGATATGTAGTTCCAGTATCTTCAACTACATGGGATAGCGGTACAGCAAATTGGAAAGGCTAGCATGGCATCGAATATAGACCCAACAAAACCAACAGCTGCTAATCCACTAACTGTGGATGTGCGAACTAACTTTGCAACAGCTGCGGCAGAGATTACAGCCGTTCAGGCTGCCATTAGCAATGTACAGAATCAATCCTTCGCTGTTGGTATTCCTGCTGCTATAGTTGCTGCTGCAAATAAGGCTACACCGGCTGCTGCTGATCTTTTTGCGATGACTGATAGTGCAGCTAGCAATGCTTTAAAGAATATATCATGGACGAATTTGACAGCTGCAATGAAGCTTGCGCTAACACCTGTATTCGACACAGCACAAGATTTTCGTCTCACTGTAGTTAGCAGCATTGCAGTTCCTGTTGTTGATACAGTAGGAGCTACAACAATATACTGTACTCCATATATAGGAAATAATATTGCACTATATACTGGAGCTAATTGGGTTATAGACACATCAGCTGAGTTTTCTATTGCGCTTTCTGGATTAACTCCAGGCTTGCCATACGATATATTCTGCTATGATGTTGCTGGAGTTCCAACACTTACTTATCAGGCGTGGTTAAATGGGACGACTCGACTGGTTAATCTCGGTCTTGTGAGTGGTGTGTATGTGAAGTCTGGCGATGCAACTCGACGGTATCTTGGAACTTTTGTAGCTACATCAGCTACGACAACAGAAGATAGTATTGCAAATAGATACGTGTGGAACTACTATAATAGAGTTCACAGGTACATGGAACGTCATGAGGTTGCAGCTACATGGAATTACACTACGGCAACAATTAGACAGGCAAATGCAAACACAGCGAATCAATTGAACTTTGTAATTGGAGTGCAGGAAGAAGCTCTTCAAGCAACGCTTGTTGCCCTAGCACAGAATACAAATACAGGTGTTACAGTTGCTGTAGGTATTGGTCTAGATTCTACTACTGCTATTGCAGCTGATGCCATTGCAGTTCCAGCAACGACGGCTATAGCTAATGGCTACGTTCCACTGATTGCACCATACTACTCCTTTATGTCGCAAGGTGTACACTTCCTAGCGTGGCTAGAATACTCAGCTGCAGTCGGAACAACAACATGGACTGGCACACCAACAACTATTATCAACGCTGGAATCATGGGAATCTTACAAGGATAATTATGAGTGCAGAAGCTTGGATTCAACTTATTGCTACACTAATTGGCGTTGGTTCTGTATGGGGTGCTATCAGAGCTGATATAAAGAATATACATAATAGCCTGCATGAACTCCGGCACTCAACAGATGACGCCCATCATCGAATAGATGAAATACTATTGAAAGGTCCAAAATGAAAAACAAGCTCATATATACGCACTCTCGGGCGGATGGAATCTTTGGTGAGTTCTTCTTTGAAGGCTCCGAACTTCCCTTCTGCGTAACATTAGCTCATGCATATGAAACTCCACCTGGCAGTGGCAGATACCTGCCAAAAGTTCCTTCTGGTACGTACACCTGTCGGCGGGGGATGCATACACTTGGACATCCACCTCACCAGCATGTGTTAGAGACTTTTGAAATTCTTGGCATTCCCGGTCACAGCGGTTTGCTATTCCATCCTGGGAATGATAACAATGATTCGGAAGGTTGCACCCTTCTTGGAAAGTCTATTGTCAAGGGTGTTGAGTGGATTATAGTATTAAGTAAGGTTACTTTCAATACTTGGTCAGACATCCTTGCAGATAAAGATGAATTTGAACTGGAGGTTCGATATGCTGAAAATCATCAAGATGTGGCTGACGGAGAGAGATAATAACACCTGGTGCGTTGGTCGTATCCTTGGTCTTGCTGCCGGCATAGAGCTTATGGTGAAGTTCGGGATGTCTAGTGATACTGCTTGGCTTGCATTTGCTGGTGCTGTTGCAGCTATTATCACCGCCATTGCAGTTAAAAACATATCGGAGAAACCATGAACTTTCCTATACCAAGTGAACTCACACTTATTAAATATGGAGTATATGCCATATTGGTAGCTATATTCCTCGGCGCTGTGTACTATGCAAAGTATGAACATGACACTCTCATTACATACCAAGCATCTGTAGCCCAGGCCGGACGTGACCAAGAAGCTTTAACCAAACAGAAGGATAAAGAAAATGACCAAACTAAACTATATATCGCTCAGTCTTATAGTGATGAGCTTGCTAGGTTGCAGCGGTATACCCATCGTAGCCAGTTGCCCAAAGCCTCCAGTGGTGCCCAAAGTTTTGATGGAACCCAGCAAGAACTCAGCGGAGCTTGCAAAGGCACTGAGTTCTACTCCAACGCCTTAGAAGATGCTTTAAAGTTGCAGACATGGCAGGAGTGGGCAATTCGGCATAACCTTCCTGTGGAGAACTAAATGCCATTTGCATTTACTTGGGATGCTACCTTTACTAGTCTGCCTCAGGATAATGAGGCAGCAAGCCTTGGTGCATCTCGAATACGAGATTTAAAGAATGCAATAACGGAACGAGAACAGGTTGACCACTCTTGGACTGGTACAGCAAGTGACGGGGCACATATCAAAGTAACCCTCTTGCAACAGGGCGCTGACCCAAGTGCAGCTACAACAACAGGCTTTTTATATACAAAGAATGTTGCTGGCGCTACGGAGTTATTCTACCGAGATGCAGCGGGGAACATTGTACCTATTACGAATGCAGGATTTCTAAATGGAACATTTGTATCTGGTACAAGAATGTCCTTCAATCAGACTGCGGCACCTATCGGATGGACAAAGGACACGACAGCAGGCCTGAATGATACTGCACTACGAATTGTAACTGGTGCTATTACACCTAATGGAACTGGCGGCAGTGTGGCTTTTAGTACGGCTCTTGCATCCCCAGTAGTTACTGGCAGCACAGCTGGATATGTACTGCAAATAGCTGATATACCAGCCCACACGCATAGTGTCCCACAAGGTGGTGGTACACAGACTTTAACTCCCGGCGGTACAACTGCTGCATTTACTAACCCACAAACAACTGGAAGTACTGGCGGTGGCGGCGCTCACAGTCACGGTGCTGGTACACTAGTTACAGGGATAAATGTTAAGTACACCGACTTTATCATAGCGAGTAAAAACTAATGTCTACTGAGAAGAAAATAATCTGTCCACTGCTTGGAAAGCCTTGCATTGAGGATGGGACAGTTGTGGAAGGTGAATTACATGCGTGTAGATTCTGGATTAAGATTGTTGGGAAGCATCCACAGACTGGTGCCGAAATAGACCATTATGATTGTGCCTTTACATGGATGCCTATTCTTTTAATTGAAAATACACAGAAGCAACGAGAAACTGGTGCGGCAGTTGAATCCTTCAGAAATGAGATGGTTAGTGCACAGGATAGGAGCAATGAACTTGTTTCAAATGTGTTGCACTTAAATAGTCCTGGAGTGAAGCAACTCCCACGATAGGATACTATGGCTAACTTAAATGCAGTATCTCCATACAAACTTCTACATATCGAGAATCTTTCAGACCCTCGTGTTGTAGAATTGTTCCGCAATCTTATAAGAATTCTAAGTCGGGCACAGTTAGATGTAGCTCTTTCAGTTAACACAAAGTCTGATAAATTAGTTCTAACCTCACAGATAACACCCCTGCCTGCTGCGGGCACAGTGTATAGTGCCATCCACGGTCTTGTACCTCCTCCAGTTACTGCTGTTCTTAACTTCATATGCTTAATTGCAGAGCAGGGATATTCTGTTGGGGATACTATCACTGTCCATGCTCAGTGGAACGGAGTCCTTATTATTCCAATAGACGTATGTGTTGGTGCAACAACAGTGTCGGCAGCACAAGCTGCTGTATATTCGTGTGCGCTTCCGAATAAAACAACAGGTGCATATTTTACACCGACAGCTGCTTCTTGGGCAGCTAGATTTATCATGCAGGCAAATTGATGTCATATCCTAACATTCCAAAGTGGAAGTACACACAGGTTCCAAACCTTCTTGGGGGTTTGAATCTGGATACTAAACCAGACATGTTATCTGATAATCAGGCTGTGCAGCTTGATGGTGTTATATCAAAGGCAGGAGGAATTGCTACAGATACTGGATATGTGCCTTTTAATCAGGCTGTTGTAGGACTTCCTCAAGCTACATATGAGTTCCTACGGCAGAATCTAATTGTAAACCTCATGCTTATTACAACAAAGACAGTATATAAGCATGATGCATCATTTAACAAATGGCAACTTGTTCAGGGTACAGCAGCTACAACTGCAACAGTTAGTGCAGGAACCGGAGCATTTAGTATTGCTGTTGCATCTACTGCTGGCTTTGTAAATGGAGACCTTATTGGTGTAACTCTGGATAATGGAGACCAGCTCCAAACAACAGCCAACGTGTCGGGCAGTAATTTAGTTATGACCAACGCTGTCCCGGCAGGACGAAATATACTAATTGGTGCTATAGTGGTTCGAGCGCCTGCACTGAATGGTAATGTAGACAATCAGGTAAATCCAGTTACAATGTCTGGTAGTGACTGGATGGTGTTTACAAATAATATAGACCCAGTCCAGTACTATGATGGAACACACTGTGTTACTGTACCAAATCTTCCCGGCGGCGGAAACACAACTTGTGTCGCTGTAGCTGTATATAATAGCGCACTATTTCTTCTTGGAACTACAGAAGCTGGTCAAGTCTTTGCTCAACGTGTTCGTAGGTCGAATCAAACTGACCCAACTAATTGGACAACTGGAACATCTGGTTTTGATGACCTTCGAGATACAGCAGATAAGATTGTAGCTGGTGATATACTAGGTCCTTACCTTATTGTATATAGAGATAGAAGTATAGTTCGAGGAACATTCATTGGAACAGGTGGATTGAACTACTTCTTCGAGACAATGATTGTTGGAGAAGGTGCAGTCTCCGCTGGAGCGATTATCCCAACTGGTGATAATCACCTCTTTGTTGGGCATACAAATGTCTATGAATATTACGGAGATTATACAATAAACCCTGTTGGGGATAATATATTCTATCTAGCTTTTGGCTTTACTAGCAATATGAATCCTCAGTATAGACAAAGACTCTTTGCATTCTATGTAGAGGAACTTGACGAAGTATGGATTCTATATGCATCTACAACTTCAACAACAGGATATTGTGATACAGTTCTTCGATACAATGTTGGAGAGAAGTTCTGGTACTCTCGAAAGTTCAATGATGTGCTTATTGGGTTTGGTTACTTCTCAAAAGCAAATAGTACGACATGGTTAGATCTTGTTGGGACTTGGACTCAGCAGACATGGCTGTGGAATAGTAGAACATCCTTAGCCAACACAGACATTATTCATCTCTGCGCACCTTTAACAAATAGAGTTTATGCATATGACTATTCCACGGCTCTTGACAATGGTGTTGCAATAGCATATACTGCAGAAAGTAAAGATTTCACCATGGGCGATGCGAAGTTTCGGTTTGACATGATTGAGATGTTTATAAAAGGAACTAACATATTATTTCAATACTCGATAGATTCTGGATATAGTTGGACAACTCTAACAACCATCACACAGAATCCTCAAGACCGAGTAAGATTATATGCTCAGTTTATAACAAATCGAGTTCGCTTTCGTTGGTCTGGTTCATCGCCAGATTTTGCACTTGAATGGTTTGGTTTTAGCTATAAAGTTGAGAGTCTATACTAGGAGAATATTGTGGGAATTCTACAGGATATTAAAGGTTTCTTTACTGGAAGTCCTGCACAGATGCAGACTTTTGGAAACCTCAGTCCAGAACAGCAAGCGGCATTATCTCAGGTTCTACAACAGTTGACGAGTGGGCAGAACACTCAGGCATATGGCGGGCAGCTAACAGCGCCAGTAAATCCTTTACAGCAAGCTTCTCTATCTGCCATGGAGCAAGCTGCTATGAGTGCTGCATCTCCAACGAGTGGGACAGCAACATCTACACAGGCTTTAACAGATATTATAAATGCAAAGCCACAAGACCTCACGTCGTATTTCAAGACCGCATTTGTTGACCCAGCAACAATGGCATTTGAGAATCAGGTAATGCCTGCACTAGAGGGACAATTCAAAGGTATGGCTGGATACGGGTCAGACTTTGCAAAAGCAGCCGGAACAGCAGCATCAACAGTTGGAACTAACATAGCATCTCAAGAAGCACAGGCTGTGCAAGAAGCCCTAACCCGGCAGCAGGCTAATAAACTATCAGCTGCTACAGCTCTTCCAGGTGTTGCTACAGCAGATATACAGAATCTTCTATCTCTGCAAGCTGGCGGTGGTGTAGCTCAAGCAACAGCACAGGCACCTTTATCAGCTGCATATTCAGAGTTCCAACGACAACAGCAGGCAAAGCAGATGAACATTCAAGATATTCTTGCCGCTCTTGGTATCCAAACAAAGAGTCCAGTTGTTGTACCTGGACAGGCTGGATTCTTGCAAGGTGCTGCAGCTGGCGTTGGACAGGCTGCAACTACAAAATTGCTTAGCAGTATGTAACAATTTGTTACAAAGGATATATCATGGCTCAAGTTATATATATGCCCCCAAGTCCCAGTGTTGGTGAAGCACTAGGTCAGGGATTTGGGTCTGTACTTATGCTGCATATGCATCGGCAGCAACAGCAGAAAGAAGTTCAACAAATGCAGATGCTTCAGAGTTCTGTAGAGCAAGCTGTGCAATCTGGCGGCAGGCAGGCTGGCTTGGAGATAATGAATAAGATTCCATATAAAACTCTTGACCAGTATCAAAAAGGCATGCAGTGGTTTAATACTATATCTCCACCAAAGGATTTGACTCCACGCGAAGTATCTACATTCGACCCGCAGACTGGGCAGGAAACAAAGCAGTTTGTTCGCACAGGAGACTTGACAAAGTTTAGTGCGGCTGCACAGCAAGCCGGGCAGACTCTTGCAAAGCCAGATGTTACAGATTTCTATTCCTTAGGACCTGGTGGCACATACCAGAATCTTGGGCGTGCACCTGTAACAAATCGTCCTCCTGGAAGTCATACCTTGGAGGAGCTTAAGCTTGTTGAGCAGCAACGAACAGACCAGCTAAAACTTGAGGCTGCAAATCGCTCCGAGCGCAAGTTTCAATTTGCCATGGATAAACTTGCAGAGAGCAAGGACAAGCAGGAAGCATCAAAACAGATGACAGAGATGAAAGCTTACAATGGTGTTGTCAGTTCCATGCTGAATGTTAAGAAGTCCATAGGAATGAATGGGGAGATTATTCTGGACTTTGGTGGGGATAGCAAGAAGGCTGATGCATATAGGGAAGCTTTAACTAAAGGTTCGGAGTATCTAGCAAAATATAAAGGAGATATAAACAAAGCTGCCTCAGAAGCTCTTAGTGCCTCTGGTGCCTTTGACCAGCCTATGCCAGAGGCTCCAACTGCAGCTCCTGCACAGCAAGAGGGTGGCGCAATAACACGACTATATCAGGCACTCAAAGAACGAATTACAGGCCAACCTGAATCGGCAGCAAAAGCTCCAGTTGCAAAAGCTCCTGCGCCAGTTTTTGATAAAGGCAAGATATATGTTGATGCTAAAGGAAATCGTGCAAAGTATCTTGGTAACAATAAGTGGGAAAATCTATAATGCCCTTCGACCCTGATTCAGCTAAGCTAGTAGATGTACCAAATGAGTTTGACCCAGGTACAGCTAAGCCTGTAAGCATGGCTGCAAAAGCTGCTGGGCAGGTTCTTTCTATTCCCAGTCGGATAAAAGAACAAACACTTGCACTTGCACAGCAACCAGGTGCCGGCTTATATGGTCTTGGGTCACAGGCTATAGCTGGAAATATGGCACTGTTTGAAGCTGCAATTAAGTCTGGTGGAGATAAAGTTGCAGGGAAAAGTTTTGGAGAACGGTTCTCTGAAGAGTATGATAAAAACTATGCTCATCTTTCTGAACTGTATCATCCGCCCACACCAGCTGGCCAGCAGATGACAGCTAATATCAATGAGTTTCTGGATAAGGTTGTTAGTGGACTTGGTGATGTTGCCTTCAAAGAACAGAAATACCAAGCTGAGACATATGCAAAGGAGACTGGTACCAAGCCAGTTATACCTGTTGAGAAGCAGGCTGCGGCAGCTGGTGCATTTACAGAAGCTCTTGCTACATTAGGTATTCTTACGGCGCCGGGGTTAAAAGGAAAAGGCGAAGTTAAGGCAGCGCCTGCACCAGTGTTAACTGGAAATGTTTTGTCAGATTTCGTTGCAAAGTATCCAGGAACCTATAGGCGAATGGAAGCTAGTCATGTCGGTGATGCACCAGTTGCGGCTGCAAAAGCTGCACAGCCAGAAAGACACTTTGCTCGTATTGTTGAAGATGCAGTGAATAAAGAAATCGGACTGAGCAAATATCAGGATTTGGCCGAGCCACTTCTTAATATGGAAGGGCAGGCTAAAGTAACACTTGGAGATAAAATCAGACTCATTGTTCAGAAGTATGCTGCACAGGCAAAGGAAACTATCCCAGCGCATGAACAAGTAGAGTATGCAAATACGCTAATTAAAAAAATCTTTGAACTCCAACAACAAGCTACGGCAGCAGAGCTTGCAAAGAAACCACTTGCACTTCCAGCGCCGAAACCACAAGTTGCTTTTGACGAACCTATCATAGTAGACCCTGCCGGGGTTGCAACTATCCATGCAAAATACCGGGCTTCCTTAGACCAGATTGCTGAATGGCAAGGTACAACAGTCGACCCAACTGGAGTTGCCGGTCGTGAGATATTACAGAAGTACTATGGTGTGCCCAGAGGAGAACGATTAACTGAACGTGGAACGCCTGAGCGAAGAACACTTCGGCCAGAAGAAAAACGGTCTGGAATATTTAAGAAGCAGGCTGGTATCTTAGATATTGACCACCTCGCAGATAATATTGGAGCTATCAAGAACCTTGGAGAAGGTGTAACTAAATACATGCTGGCTGGCTTAGTTGACCCCCCATATGGTCTAGCTCATACAGCTAACGCGCGTGGAGATGTTACGCTCTTTCGTGTTGTTCCGAAGGGAGAGGATACAAGTCTTAAAGCTGGAGCATACCTTACAGCAGATAATAGTTATTTAGCATCCCGTGCTGCAGATGGAAAACAGGTTATCCAGCACACAGTTCCAGTTAAGCACCTTGTAGAGTCATCCCCTGGAAGTTATATATACACCCCGCCTGGAACAGACCTTGGACCAGTTTTAAAATACCGAGATGGTGATGGCCGAGCTATTACGTTTGCAGACTTCTTACCTCCAGAATCTATTAACCGCCCCGGCCTTAGAGGACAAAGCGGAGCAGTAGATATTACAGGGGAAACTCCATCAACTAATAGACCAACTACAAGCCTCCGTACAGATACTCTTATGAGTATCCGAGCAAAGGATAGGGGAGATGCAGCCACACCAAAACAGCCTGGACGTTTAGCAGCTGTGCAAGAGAGCATTAAGCAGTATGGAATTAAACACCCAGTACAGGTTCTTATTAGCGACCAAGACCAGCTTGCATATCTTACAAATGGAAATCATAGAGTGTTAGCTGCCAGTAATCTTGGAATTGAAAGTGTGCCTATAAAGATTGAACATCAGGCTACACCCTTTACTGATGTGCAGAAATCATATGCTCGACCAGTTAGCGAACTTGGACTACAGGGTGTGAAGATTCAAAAGCCAACTACACCACAAAAAGGTGCAACCTTTGAAGATATGAAACGAATCTTCGGAAAGCATCAGCGCGGTGTATTAGATATAGATGGTATAGAAAAGAATACGGAAGAAGCTAAAAAAGCTATTGTTCGAGCAACTGGAGCTGGATGGGCTGTAAGTAATCCTGAGGCGGCTGCACAGTATGTAAAAGATGTAATGAATGGTAATGAAGTTGCGATGGAGAAAAATAGAAAAGTATTCAGTGACAACATTGTGAAGAAGGCTCGTCGTGCTATATATGCACATGACTATGATTTGAGAAAAGCCCTCCAAAATGCAGGCCCGTTGGGGCAAGTTGCTCATGATAGAATGGTTGTGCAGCATGGTGCGACTATGGCTGCGAAGGTAAAGATAGATGCTGTAAACAAAGATATTTTCAATCCGCTGAATCATGAAGATAGAATGGCACTAGATGAATTAACGCGCCTTCGCCGGATTGTGCAGATAGATAAGTATAAGGGAATAGGTGTTGTTCGGCATGAAGGTGGTATTACTGGTCCTATGGCTGGGGCTAGAATTAACCAGATGAAAAATGAACTAGGGCCTGATGCGTTTAATAAGTTGAACAATGCATCAACAAGTATTTTTGAAGAGCAGAAGATATTGCTCGATGAACTTAAAGACAATGGAGTTATTACTCCAGAACTCCATAAGAAGTTATACAACTTCGACTACACACGAACACAGTATCTTGATGCAATAGACCCAATGCTTCCTATAGCATCACATATTCATAACTTGAGAACTTCAGTTAGAAGTTCTGGAATTGCAACTCTTGGATATGGTAAGAAAATGGCAGTAAACATAAACTCCCAAGACTTACTCATTGAAGATATTGCACGGGTAGAGAATAGAATATTTAGAAATAATACCCTACTTGCAGTTCGAGAACTTGCTAAACGAAATCCAGGGAATGATATTGTAAGAATGCCAGGCCCAAAGATGATTAGCACTCTTGCTAATGGCGACCAAGTTATGCATCATACTCCAGATGGATACACCTCTATTGGTGTTCGAGTGAAGGGAAAACAAGAATTTATCTTAATGAAAGATGATTATGCTGAACAGTTCATTGACCGTCCAGAAGGAATTCCTGAATGGTTAGCTGTTACATTCCGAACTGTTAGTGGAACATCCTTGCTTAAAACATCTAGCACAAGTATGAACCCTGGCTTCGTGATTGCAGGTATTCCTATGGATATCTTTCATACATGGATGACTGCAAGTGATGTATACAGTCCACATCTGCCAATGTACTTGATGCAGATGGGCAAAGACATGCTTGTGACTTCAAAGGATGCTTTCACCAAGACAGGTGCTTGGGAAGATGCAATGAATGAAGGTTTGGGGAGTTCATACTTAACCCACGAGAGTCGTTCCCTGACAGACCCGAAGAAGTCTATCGCATCAATAATGACTCCGAAGCTGGCACGTACTCGTGAGGCACTCTCCTATCTAAATGATACTACTGATATGTGGATTCGCCTGGCGTATAGGAATAGGTTAATTGATAGCGACATGGAGCCATGGCGAGCAACTGCTATGTCTCGGGATAGGTTGGACTACTTCCAAGGTGGGCCAATTACTAAAGCCTTTGACTCATTCATCCCGTATGCTAATGTTACGATTCAAGCTACTGGAAAAGCCCTCGAAGCAGCGAAGCGTGACCCAGGCGCTTTTATGACAAAGACTGCTTGGATAGTTGGCACGGCTGCGTCAGTAAAGATTGCGAATATCATATCCAGTCCAGAGACAGATAAGACTATCCCCGTAATGGATAAGGTTCGGAACTTCAATATTACCTTCGGCGACCAGTACTACACCTTCGATGCAAATGGGAATAAGAGATATATGTATGTTCCTATCCGTCTTGACCAAGTTATAATGCCACTGAATGCAGCTGTTGTTGGCGGACTAGAGAAGGCTGAATATGGTAGAGCACCGAATGGAATAACTGGAAATGCTATTGGTCAAGTATCTCCTGTATCTGGTGCTTTTCCAATTCCATCTATTGATGCTGTAGCTACGTATGTGACAAACTATGACGAGTTCACAGACCGACCAATATACTCAGGCCCGAAGGTTAGACCTGAAGATGAGGTTCGTTCTTTCGGCACTGGGCAGCCAACAAGTTCTGCTGCGATTGCAGCTGGGCAGCTTACTGGAATGAGTCCTATGAGACTGCAGGCGGCAGCAGGGAAGTTAGTGAACACAAATAATGTATACATTCAAGCTATGGGTGGGGCATATAGGTATCTATTTGAAGGCTCGAATCCAAGAGACCAAGCAACTAGTACAATGCTAATGCTTCAGCATGTTCCTGGTCTTCGGAATATTGTAAAGTTTACTACTCCATATGGAGATATGATGGATGACCTTACAAAGGCAGAACAACAAGTGGGGTCAATTACATCTAGAAGTACACAAGAACTGAATGACTTAATCTTCCAGGAAGAGCATGGACAGAATAATGTGACCGTGAAGACAATTGAAACTTATATAAATAATCAGCCTGCGGAGATGCGGCAGAAGCTGGCTGACCATGCAAAGTATACTTTAAATGTAGATAAAATCATGGCGCACTATACTGCCTCAGATAATGTTCCTCCTCGAACGTGGTGGATAAATAGTGCAAAGGCACCTGCTGAAGTGCGCGCTCAAGTCTTCTATAACCAATGGGTCTCGGCAGCACCAGAAGATAGACAGCGTATGTTAAGTATTGCTCAGTCCCTTCAGGCTGCCGGTGTTGGATACCTCTCACCAGACTTCCAAAAAGCTTTCATGGAGGAAAGAAAACTGTTGGGAGACGAGCAGCGATAGGATGTAACAATTTGTTACAAAGCTCGTTTTCCAAAATCATCTACTTTATGATAAGCTGATGGGTCTGATTCAAGTACGATTCCAGTAACTGTAACTACCAATCGTTGACCGGGGAGAACTTGGTATGGTATTCCTTGGGGGAAGGAAATAGGTAACCGATTGGACTGAGATAGGATTGCACAGTCTAGGGATACACAAACAGCTTTCGTTGTGCTGGCAAAGGTTTTTAGAACTTTCGTATCTGTGCGTGGCATTATTACTCCTTCTTCCAAATGTACACTTTATCATTACTCCCAATTATTACTTTAATATCCACAAAGCCTGTCTGTACCATAACCTCCTCAATTATTCTCATCGTTGCGCCATCTACATCACGGTAGAATTTACTCATAACATCTCGCCTAGACACCGGCGCGTGCATTCCTCTGATGTAGTCCATAACCTTCTCCGTGGCGGCAGCATACTTCGCCTGACCGAGGCCACCGAAGGTTCTAGCCATTTTGAACTCAGCACTACGAAGAATCTTGTTTGCCCTATCAAAGTCTTGTGCGTTCAACACAAGATCATTTCCCCGACTAGCACTCATTATCATCATTAGCTTGCGCAGGTGTGTAGCTCTGCGTTCTGCATATCCGGCGAATCGAGAATCCTCAACAGGGAACTTTCCGCTATCCAGTTCTTTGTCATAGTTAGTATACCAGGTTGTATATGCAGTCTCACCGGCAGTATCAAAGTGAAACTCCCCAGTCAAAGTGTTTATTCTATTCAAGTCTATTATCAATGCATTCCTGAGGTTCGACTCAAACGCTGTGATACCTGGCTTCGGTACTGTTTTACCCTTCTTATCCTCCACAATAAAGATAACTCTAGATGTAAAACCTCCGCCGACGGCCTCTTGCGGAAGCATACTCTGTAGCCAATCAGGAGCAGTAGCTCCAAGCAGATTAAAACATAATCCCTGTAGATGGTCTTTTCCACTACCCTTGGTTTCGTAAGTCCAGTCATCTTTTGAGTCATACCAGTCTGTTAATGATGCAAGAAATTTAATATCATTCTGTCCGAGGAACACAGATAGTTCTTCACTAAAGCATGTGATGCTACAGTGGAATAGTATCTGGCTATCCGGCATTTGAAAGTTGTTACTCGCCGTCTTCATGGCGCGAATAAGTGCCTCACGAGTTGCATTCTCACTTGTCATTGTTACGCCACTACATTCCTTCAATATATCCTTTCCTATCCCCAAGGCTACACCCTTACGAGTCCTTCCGCTGGGGCCAACTAGTACTATATACATATTAGGAAATATGCGTTCAAAGCCCCATAGGAATTGTACTTTCCTCTGCAGTGCCCCGGCAATAATACCTATAGCAATCCAAGTATGATAGGCGATAGGTGGCTCACTAGACTCCGTGTATTTTATATAAGCTGTAATCCAATCAGCAAGTTCGCGTGACATTTAGAATCTCCCGTACACGCTGAACGAAGCTACTAGCATCTTGACCGAATGGAATCTCCTGCATACCGGAAGGGTTTTTCTCTTTATGATAGCCACCCCAGTTGTATCCAATCTTTAAGTCAGTTTCAATCTTAAAGCTTCGGCCATTATATTCCATTTCAGGAGACATGAAGTCATAGATTTGTTTTACTACATCATGGAATCTATTATCCAGCAATACCGATTTCGGAATCTGGACTAGGATACTATCATGTACCTGACCAAGGAGGTCAAGATTTACTGGTCCGTCTTTTCTGGTAAGGTCGCTATAATAAGTTTTAACAAGACCCGTATTAGTGCAATCAGCAACTGTGCTCTGAGGAATGGCAGAATATGCTGCCTTGAATAGAGCGTCCCCCCATGCATCCAGGAAGTGTATTTTACGACCGAAGCAGTTTGTGAGAGCTCTATCTGCACTGAGCTGCCTCTTAACGAACGAGTGCCACTGCCGGATACCGGGGTATATCGAGTGGTATAGAGCAATAACTCTTTTCGCCTCGGCAATCTCAATTTCATTTGTAAGAGCAAATGTGTTTGGTCCTTCGTCATAGTTAAGTCCATGATTGGATTTCTTTCCCATTTGCCGGCCACTCATTGAACCCGGCAGCAAGTGTACAACAGCCCTCAGGTCAGGGTCATCCATACGGCGCTGGAGTATCTCATCCCTATCCATCAAGCCACCAACTATTTTACTATCATGCTTGATTAAATCCTTTGGGATTCCAAACATGAGGTGCGCTGTATGAGTATGCGGGTCATCTCCAGTTTGGATAACCCGCATCATGTTCGCATCGCCGCTGAGGTATGCAACAACTACCCACTCTGCTTGTCTTTTGTCGAACTCGGCAAGGAAGTAATCATCGTCGGCAGTCGGGAACTTTTTAAATTCTGGAGGTAAGTTCTGCAAATTAGTACCAGTACGGAATACTGTAGCAGAGGAAGAGAGCCGTCCGAACTTCGTGCCTCTGGGATTGTAAGCGCATCGCAAGCGTCCATCGCTGTCGAAATCAATGTCCAGATAGGTTGAGAATAACTTTCCATATCCTCGAATATCTTGGATAAGCCTTGCCTCTCGCATTCCGGGACGCTTTGCAGTACCTCTTGCAATTCGTTGTAGAGCTTTATCATCTGTCGTAACTCCACCTTCTTTGTTGTAGTATGCTGGAATCCCCTTCGTGATGTAGAAGTAGTTGGCAACCTGCTTCGGGCTGTTTGCATTTAGAGCAAAGCCACAGACTTTATTCAGTTCTTCCTGCGCAGCTTCCTTGGCAGCAGAGATATCTTTTTTACTCTCTTCAAGGGCTTTGAGATTAACTTTGATACCACGATGTTGCATGAACATAAGAGGTTCAAAGAGCTTCATCGTGAAGTCATATGTCCAGCGATGGCCATTTGTATCTATGTCATCCTTAATAGCATTCCAGATTTCATAGGTACAAGCAGAGTCAAGAGCATTGTAGTAAAGTAGACGGTCAGTACTCATTATGACTCATCCTTTATGTTATCAAACTTAACCATATCCTTCCAGTATTCCTGTGCCCCACAGTATAGTGATCCAAGAAAACCTAGACCTTTCAACATATCTGGATACATAATATGATGAGCAATCATAGTGTCTTCAACGATATTCATAGGAATATGAATGCCACACTGGGTCATCAAAAATGCTACGTCGAAGATGCCATTTTGGAAAATCTTCTTTGCTCCATTCGTCAGCACTGTATGAAGCATCTGCCAGAGTTCAAACTCTTCTTGCTCAGTCCAGGCACTGCGACCGACTGTAAAGGAGATAGATACCGAAGGACTGATGGCAAAGGATATAGCACTGACTTCAAAGTTCTCCACCTCGATGTCACAGACATATTCAGGAACTTGCTGGATTTTATCTATCCAGTCTCGGCATTCCTGAATACTTTCTGGCATTACAATCTGTCGAACTGGTCTTCTAATTTCGGGAAAAGCTGACTCACTTTTGGCCTTACGCAAATCTGCGGTGATATAGTATCGTAGTATATACTGACCACGCAGTGTGGCAGCGGGATGGTAAGTCGGGATAACCTTTCTGCTTCCATATTGTGCAGAAGTCTGAGTAACGTATCCCCTATATTTGGTAGGACTCCTGAGTCCTGTGACCGCAGCCATCGCAACGGCACCGAGAGTGACAATGGTATTACTGTGAATGTTGGAAAGTTCTTCTCTGAGGGAATCAAGCCAGCCAGTTCCAGAAGCTGTAAAAGTTCCAGTCCGAGCATTGTAGAAGGGGGCGATGTCATTGTTTTTTGGTTTCACCTTTATTGTGTTAGTTATATAGCAGTCCTGCCGAGTGAGTCCAGCAGCATGAAGGCAGTGGTCAAGGACAGTTCCGCTTGCACCAGCAAAGGGGCGAAGAACTCTATCTTCCTCAGCCCCCGGAGCTTCACCGATGATGCAGATTTTAGCCTCAGGATTTCCGATTCCTGGAACTATCCTGTCATGAATGGGGAGAAACATTATTCATCCTCAGTTTTATTTAACTTCTCTGTATCTTCCTGCACCGCCAGGAGGAACTTATCCTTATATTCTGGATTAAGGTCATATCCCCAGCCCGTACAGCCCATGTTATACATAGCTCGTAGCGTAGCACCACTTCCCAGGAATGGAACAAGGACGTGACTGTTTATACCGACAAAGGTGTCGATGAGTTCTTCTATCAAGGCTACTGGTCGTTCAGTTGGATGGTACTTTCTTGATGGAGCTACTGGCTCAAAGATAAATACATTAGGGCGACCACGCTTATTCAGCGCAGGCCTACCCTTACGGCATATAAAGAAAGGTTCATATGCTCTTGCCAAGTATGTCTCTGGGGACAGAGTCTGTCCATGGCCTTTAGCCCAGATGCCGGGAATGTCATCTACTTCCCACTTAGCTTCCCGCAGTGCTTGTAGGACTATAGTGTGATGAGTAGGCCCAAACCAGAATACCATCCAGCAGTTGGAGCTGGCCAGCCGATACGTTTGCTCAGCAACTGTTTGAAGAAAATCTGCATATTCAGTTCTTGGAACTTCCTTATACGTTGTTGGCCTTTCACCAGTTCTATTCTTCTGTTCTGGAAGGTCAATTCCGTAAGGAGGGTCCACTTCAATGAAGTGGATATTTCCAGCACCATTCGGCAGAGCTTTCATTTCTTCCAGCGCATCGCCGATTTTGTAGTTACTCTTCGCAAGTTCAAGGACATTCTTTAATCCGGTGTCCTTAGTTACCTCCTGACGCCGGCGTAGTTCGGCTGTGACAACTGCCTCTTCAAATTTCTTCAATGTCTTCAGAGCATCATCCTGAGTTGCGCACTTAGCAAGCTCTGGCATATCTTCCAGTGCATCAGCAAGCTGCAAGGAACGACTGACATTCATAGGGTGGCTGTGGCCAAGAAGCTTGGCAGTCTTCCTAAGACTCCAGTCTTGGTTCTTGGACTTGCATAGCCTATCAATTTCAGCTATTAGCTTTGCTTGTTCATCCCAGGCGAAGTCCTTACGAAAGACATTTTCAATTAGTTCTACCTCTCGGCTATCGACTGGGGCATCAGTATTATCTTGGTAACGCACCATAGCAGGGATTTGAGTAAGCCCAGCGAGGCGTGCAGCCGCAACTCTGCGACCGCCAGCAAGAAGCTGGTAGTCTTGATTCACAGTTATAGGCTGCAGTACACCCTTGTCCCTGATGCTGTCAGCAAGGTCAAGTATATCAGGAGATGTTGGAAGGATGTTTCTATACCTATCTCCGATTGTGATATTATCAAGAGGGATGAAAAGAAGCGTGTTATCCATTACTATCACCTTTGAGTAGTTTTATTAAATCTGCCTTTTCCTCAGCACTAAGGTTCTTTATCGCTTTGTCAACTTTGTTCCTCTGCTGATTAGTTTCTTTCTTCACAACTTCTTCTTGTCGCTTAACGGCAGCAGGGCGAACAACAGTTTTATTGTGTCGTATCTGACGAACGAACTCTCTTAGTTCGTCATCAGACATATTGCTAATGTCTTTGGTTATATCTGCGAGTCGCATCATAGCACCTGTGATTCATCACTAGGCCCGGCTTCCGCAACAACAAGTGCTACACGGCTATGCATATCTGGTTCATCAAGTTTATGCTCTTTAGCCTTACGGTCGAACTCCTCGCTTTCCAGAACAACTACATCCGTAAAAGCTCCTTGGCGAAGATATAAAGTTACTTTCATCATGGCGTGGTCTCCGTAACAATTTGTTACAATCTATGTCCTTGTGGCAGGAGTTTTATCTCCTGCCCCTTGTGTGGAGCTAATTGTTACTCACTTGGCAAGCGGTCAAGGTTCAGACGATTGTACACTGCGCCGTTCGCATCAGGCTCAGTCAATGTCACTTGCACGTTCGCCCGTGAGCCGGCAAGGTCTTCAATGTTGAAACCAGAAGCTTCATCATAAGGGATGGAGAACTGCACCAAGAACCTTTTGAGGAACAGCTTCTTGAAGCCAACCTTTCCAGCATCATCATCAGGCTTTGGAAGAGATATGAAGTGCCGGATGTTCGGAGCATCTGACTCATGCCCATCAATGCCAATACTTACATCTATATCCCCCTTGTCTTCACGATACTCAGCACGTGCAATCGTGAGGTCATAACGCCCAGCTGCGACAGGCTTCGGTTCGACAGTGCCACCTAAATCCATATTGATAAACATATGTAGTTACTCCGTATTAAGTTAGGAGCTTTCGCTCAAAGGGGTGCAACGCACCTTATGCAGCAGTTGTATCTTATTTCATAGTACGCTCCTTGAAAGAATTCTTCCCAATCCCTGTCCACTTAAAGGCTTCTTCCAGTCTATTGTAACATCTTCAGATGGATTCAACCCTTTGATGCTGCACCTTATAGTCGGTGTTCGTCTATCGCTTACAGTTTGAATGGAGTAAGTTATCTTTCCCTTTCCATCATTGTGGCTATCAGTTGCAAATATATCGCTGAATATTAAGGGAATCTTATCTTTCAACTTCCCCGTCATAATAGGCATACGATAGATAGATTGGCTGAGTTCATCTTTCTCCAGCGACAAGTGACCTGTTACGTACAAGCCGCGACCCAAGCCGGCAAAGGTGCGAATGATAGATGTAAAGGTCATCATCTGTGGGCCATAGTCATCTTGATGCGGCCAACTTCCAGGGCGACCATTTAGATTTAGTATCATATCCATGATAATGTCTAGGAGAGTTGTAGCACTATCAATAGCTATCCAATCATAGTTATTGAAAAAGCCACTCTTGATTTTTGCCTCTGCATCTTGTTCCCACCTCTTATAGACCTCACTCGTGCTCTTTCCTGTCACATTAGAACCCTTTCCATCCTTAGCCAGGCTATGTACATCCATGCTTATTTTTTCAGGATAGAATTCTTCATAGTCTACATCATGCCCATGAAGGCTAAGCATAGCATTCGGGTCGAAGAGGTAGGCAAACTTCTTTCCCGGCAGTGTCAGGAATTGGGAAGTCTTCCCGCTGCCTGTACTGCCTAGTATTAAGAATAAATGCCGATTTGTGCCCTTAGCATCCTTAGCATTAGGCATGGTAGTTACTCAGAATAAACTGACTGATGCGAGATGCTATGAATAGAAAACCAGTTGCAACCCAAGCAATTCCTTGGCCTATTCGTAGAAAGATTGTAGATACTCCAAGCAAGATGTGTGCTTCAAAAGTTGTCATTGCTATCTCCTTCGTTTAAAAATCTGTAACTTCTGGATGGCGTTCTCTGCCAAGTTGGTTGCAAACAGTAAAGCATAGTAATACTGGTTTTTGAGTCTTGATATTCTCATGTATGCATTTTGAGAGTATTTCATACTTATCCTTCCACATCTTTGTATTATCTTGAGATTTCTGTAGCTGCATTTGCCATTCAACTAAAACATGGTCTGGAACATTCCATACTTTCTCTGGCGCAGCTCTAGCATCTGCTACTAATACAACAAGAGAGCCTGCAAGACATCCTACAATAAAGCTAATCCAAAATTGTCTAGTAAGCCCCCACAAGGACCGACTCAACCAGTATAGTTTGCTATTCATATCTACCACTCCTTACTTATTGTGAGCACTTTAATTGGTGAAGCAAAGCCTGCAGGTAGTGCATCTCCACCGGCAGTGCCACAGTTAAACTTTGCTAATGAAACACTTATGCTTTTATACTTTACACCCAGGCCGAATACTGGTCGAACAGAGTTTGCAGAGGAGCTAACATGCCATCCGTAGGCAGAACCATCAGGTCTTGGGATGTTTAGTGCATATGCTTCTACTGTTTGGTGAAATACCCAGCCACCAAGGTCTGCGTAGACCTTCCAAGTATCTCCATATTCAGGCGAGGCAAGGAAGTACATGCCTCGCATTCGAGTCTTTACATTGATACTGCCGAGTGCGCCACAGTTTTGAAGGCAATAGTACGGCGGTGTAGTAGTATCAGCTGGCACCTGTGCATTGACATAGTGAGTCTGCGGCTGGAAGTATCCTAGCTTAAAATTCCAGTGTGGACTCACCTTCGTAATACCCCCAAGCATTATGCCGAAGTTTCTTTCTGTGTGAATATTGTTGTAGGGTGCATCCCACCACAGGTTATCCTGTGTCTTTGGGTAGAATACTGTACTAATGCCAGATGTGAAGTTCCAGTCCTGCGCGTAACAAGTTGCAGACAGCACAGCTGTGAGTAATATAGCTCGTCTCATAGGGCTACCAGACTTTTATCTTCAGCTGAAGGGCTGTGACAACAGACGGAATGACGATGAGATTTATTCCAAAGCTATGGTATTCATAAGATACCATCGGTGCGGCAGCCGGGTAAAACTTCGGACTGCTTGCATATCCAGATACAGCGCCAGCAAAATAGCCAATTTGAACTGGACCTATGCTATATGGATAGGTAATGATGCCAGCATAGTCGGAGTGCTTGAAGAGACTATTGTTATACTCACCGAAGGTATAAGTATACGCACCAGTTTGGTATGCGATACCTATACCCACATTATGCTGATTGTATTTATAGTACCCCTCATTAGGATGGCGAGACCATAGGCCACTTGTTATCCAGATAGAATCATCTGCATTGGCTTTGTAGCTGTATGCTACCATAATAAAGGTCAGAAAAGCCAATATAAGAAGGGGGGATAGTAAAACTATCAGCCCTTCTATAAGGCGATAAAGCCAACTATTTCGTTTCATGATAGCTCCTATAAATAGTACACGCTAAAAAGATACACCAGCATTAATGAAAGCCACAATAGCATGGTAAGAGCTTCAAGAATTTTCATTGTTATCTCCTTGTATAGTATTTATATGTAGCAACTCAAAAGGATTCCAAACATCATGGATGAATCCAGTGGGAGGTTCATCTAGTTCACTCGGATTACTAAAACCTCGGCAGATTTGAATAAAACTACATACACCATACTTCCCTACACATTGCTCTGTATTCTTCGGGAAGGCACCCATAGCAGTTTGAATTGGTTGATCTACCATACGCTCCATATCACTTTCAATTCTCTCCGCCCAGTCACGAGCTTCCCATAGCCACGCATCCATATCGGAGAGAGTGAAGGATATAGGAATGAAGCGAAAGGCATCATGGACTTTTTTGTGAACAAGAGCTGCATCTACCCAGACATATCGTGTAGATGGGTACTCGATGTTTGCAGCGTATAGGTAGCCACTGCACTGACTGTTTGGATAGTAGCTTTCAAGATATTGAGATTTGAAGCCACCATCAACTTTGTATTCTGTCGTCGTTTTGTGTTCAATGATAACTACATCACCATTTATCCTCACATCTTTATCCCGTCGGCCTATATACCATACATCAGGATTGTCAGGATAGAGGGGGACAGCAAAAGGCCGCTCGGCAGCAAGCAGTTCCATCTGGTTCAGCACGCCCTCGCGTTTCTCAACATAGTTGTATAGCATTTCTTTGAGGTTCATTGGAGTCCGAGCGCCAAGCATCTCAAGGTCTTGCATGTCGAGGTCAGCGATTGGCTTCCCGCCATTTTCTACCCAGCAGGTATTCACAGCTAGCATGGCGTTTTCTATTAGGGTGCTGGTATATACACCAGGTTTCCACCCACTCCAGATTACATTCATCGCCTCATGCCAGCACAGACCGAAGACAAGTGGCATAGCAGTTCCACTCTTTCTCCATCCACGAACATGGCGGAGATAGTAGTATCGAGGGCACTTCTTGTAGTCACCAAGTTTGGTGTTATCATAGTAGCGCTTCATGGTTTAGTCGAGACCATAGTAACGAACAACGCAGACCCACATCTCAGCATGGGCGTCAAAGTGCATAGGGCTTCTAGACGGAGAACGCATGGGGTCAATCTGGGAGAGAATAGTATCAGTATACTTCTCCAAAGTACCCTTATCTGCTGAGATATACTCATTCTCATATATACGATTAGGTGCACCAGTATATAGTTCTTTGGAAAGAACTGGATAAGAATATTTAGAATCACTCATTTTGAAACTCCCATACTGTCTAAAATATCACAAAAATTAAGATATATATGCCCTGCCAACGCAGCATACGCAGCATTCGCAGCATAAGCAGCATAAGCAGCAGCATTCGCAGCATACGCAGCATACGTAGCAGTCGCAGCATTCGCAGCATTCTCAGCATTCGCAGCATCCGCAGCATCATAAGCAGCATACGCAGCAGCATTCGCAGCATCCGCAGCATACGCAGCAGCATTCGCAGCATTCGCAGCATTCTCAGCAGTCGCAGCATCATAAGCAGCATACGCAGCAGCATTCGCAGCATTCTTAGATCGGTCTACATTGGATAGCCAACTTTCAGCCCAAAGATTAAAATTGTACTCATTATAAACTACCAGGGCACTGCGAATAGCAAATTCTATTTTCTGCTCTATACTTATAACTGGGAGCGGTAATTCTCGTTTAAGTGTTAATGCTTTGCACCAGCACTTACACTCATCAGTGCCTAGGTATGTATCTGTTTCTGCCTCAAAAAGTCTGGGATTGAGAAAATTGCTGTGTATAGGATTAAATATTACAGCAAGTCTGGGGTCAGCATAGGCGTGAATTACACCAGCTGAGCAAGGGTTATTTGATTTACCGAGAGCATGTGCCTTAACACCAAGTTCATACTGGAAGCTACAATATGTGCTCATGCGTTCATCTGTTAACTTAAACAGTTTCATTTTAATCTCCTTGTATGTTACTTAAATACTACCCGACGAACTACATACCTGTCATCTTTGAATATGAGTAGGTTCAGCCTTCCATGTTGGTGTGCAAACATAGCAGTTGCAATACTACACAATGTTGTGAGGCTTGTTAGAAGGATGTAGTCTTCAGATGAACTATCCTTGAAGGCATCTTCAAACTCACGAGCCATTTGGCTAGTGTTGTACTTCCCTAGCATTCCTTCGGTGCAGTATATAAGTTCGCCATAATGCTCCGCGTCAGAGTAGTCATGCGCACCTCTGTTGACTATGTAGACTCGTTGGTTTTGGTTAGCTGGCATCTTTGACAAGACCGAACCAGAAACGCTTTTGACCTAATACAGGTACTGTGCGGCAGGTGTCATCAAGATACCACCTTTTCCCATTCCAGTACCATAGATATTCTGAAAGCAAATCTGAACTACCATAATATCTATCCTCAATTACATCTTTCATTGTTGAGCTTACATACCATCCAAGCTTTACAGGTGGCTCACTAGGGGAGAATATGGGAGAGTATTTCGGCATGGCAGACTCCTTAGTATGTTGTAAAGGGTGTAACAAATTGTTACACAGGTAAAAGGTAATTCACCAAGGCCCCTTTTCTTAACCACGTAGACCTTGATGAGTACCTTTCGGGTACTATGCAAACCGCAGCAAGTTCTCTGGTGCTTGCTTAATCCTCCTGCAATGATGCAAGAAGTGCGGCTTTTTCTTCCTTGGACATATTGCTCACCAGGCCACGAACCTTCTCACCAGCTGTCTTACGCGGGCCTCTGGTGCCGGGAGTCCATGCGGAGACGATGGCTTGGATTTCTTCAGCACTCTTCGGTGGTGTTTCCTTCCCACCCTTCAGGTGGCGGCGGACAAGGGCTTGAATGTCAATGACGAGGCTATCCAAGGCTTTGCCATAGACAACATCATCGCCAAGGGCATCGGCTAAGCCCGAAAGGTTCTCTGGGAAGTCATAGTACACTTCGACAGGTGTGCCTTTATCTACTCGTGCAGTGATTTTCATTTAAAACTCCTTTGATTGATTAAAAAGTCTCGATGGATTTTTAACATCGAGGACGCATTATGACATGGACTGTCATAGTTGTCAAGCGGTTTTTTTAGTTCAGCCTTCACTATGCTGCTCGATGTAAGCTTGTGTTTTCACAATGAGAGTGGCTGTATGACTATCAGTCCATTCTTTCTCAGGAAACTTATTACACACAAGCTCGATGGCGAGTTGCTTAGCGGTTATATCTGTTACGAAGAGTTCTGGGGGATTTGGAAGTTTCTGCATTATCTCCTTATAGGTAAGTTCACGGGGATTGTAGGCAATAATGTCTGGGTCTACGAAGGCTGTCCTAATATCGGGGTTTAGGACAGCATCAATAGCTTCTGAAATAGACGGAGTTTTCGGCGGCAGGTCAGTCATTTTATTCTGCTTTCGGATAATCTTTATGGTCTATACATGACCACCCACACCAGTTATCGTAGCTACTCCATTCAACGCCAAGTTCTTTTGCCATCCATAGTTCTACCATGGTAGCAAGTTTGTGCTCCAAGAAATATGGTGCTCGTGCATCTTCGCCCGGCTCATCCAAGTCCTTACCTTCCCCCATGTCAAACTCATCAACTACATGCTGAGTTATTCCATGATGCCGGCATAGTTGCACTTCCACAAGTTCATGGAGGGCAACAAGGATAGGGTATCGCCAGTTGGTTGCTTCATTTACTTTGATAACCAGCGTACCGTCATCTTCATAATACCAGTCCCCGGCAGTTGGATACCGCTGGTCTTCTGGCTTAACTGTCTCTATTACGATTCGCATTGGAGAAGCTCCTATGTACGGTGTAGCTATTGTGCCTATTCATCGCCCTGCTACGCATCATTAGGGTGTGGCGAATCTTTCGGATGCTTGGATGCACCTTGATGCGGAAGATGGGATTGTATAGATGGCAGAATCGTGCCGAGAGCTTTCTACGTTCTTGGCTGTTCTGGGCTTGGTGTGCAGTTCGGGTCATTCGTAGACTCCTTTTGTTGTTGATGGTATATAAGACCCATAGCAGAAAAGTATAAAGCATCTATTAGAGCTTCCAATGCCTCAGTTTCACTTTTCTTTGTTGCTGGGTCGATTTTGTATAAACGACAAAGAGTAGCATGTCTTTGTTGCATGGTATTTCCTTACATAGTTGATTCAGCAAATTTCCTCGCAGAGCTACTTGCATATACATGGTAGTCTGTGGGGAACCCCGGGATACCTTTAAACCATGCACCAGCAGATATAGCGAACTTAATATCCTCGATGTCCCATGGTGCAAGAGTGTACCCATTCGGTGACTTTTTACTACACCGTCTCGGTGCGTGAAAAGATATGCGTTGCGGAACGGGCTGTAGTGACTCCCAGAAGGAATCTTCTGGGTTATCAGATGGGGGAACATAAGGTTGTTCCATTGGTAGGTATTTCATATCAAACTCCTTTGGTCATTGTTCGGGTAGCATATCATGCATCCGACAAGTTGTCAAGCAAAAAATTTACTCCGGCTTTCCAAGATTCCCATTGTAAATAGCAGTCTCGTGACCCAATAGGGTGACTTGGATAGTCGAAAGCATTTTCAATATACCATTGTTCAAAAGCTCTCCTCATAGATTCTGAGGATGGTGTGTCTATTTGATTACTCATATCATCTGTCTCCTAGCTCATGGTCATGGATTCGGCAGTATGCTCCCTCTTTGAATGCTGCGCGTTCGCAGTGGGCGGGGCGTACTGCATCCAGCATTGCTCTCAGTATCTGAAAATACACGTTGTTTGAGAAGGCACACTCGACGCTTAGTGTCCACCTTCCTGAGCGACCGGCCATAGCAGCTAGCAAACGGTCGGCGGCTTCGGCGAAGTTGCGTACATAGGACTCCCTTGTAACAAATGGGAGTACGAGTGCGAACAAAGGCGCGATGATACAGCACAGGGCGAAGGATGTCCATAGGAAGATGACCAGTAGGGCACGCTTAAGTGCCCGAGGTAAGTTGAACATGGTAGAGCTCTTCTAAGTCCTCCTCCATAGCGACTGAAGCAAGGGCACTATTGATGGCAGTTTTCAGGTCTGGAAAGGCCGCACAAGAAGTGAAGTCATGATTGGTGTGGACTTCATTGTAATAAGTTCCATCCCTCCGAGCAGTGATAAACACTGCTTTGAGAGTAGTTGGGAATGTATCTGTTGTGCTAGATATAACATACTGTCTCATTTTACTTCTCCTTATCATCAATTTCTTTAATTGCATCTTTACCAATGTACTTCACACTTTTGTAGACTATGAGTCCCCAAAGTCCAATTATGAAGAGATACAGAAAACTATAAATGTCCATGATAGCTCCATTGTAACAAATTGTTACGTAGTTAGGTTACGAATCCGCTCTTCAAGATGCTGAAGTTCGGCTTCCTCAAGTACAGACCAGTTTTCTATGTCTGCTACCTTTTTGCCTCGAAGTTCATTGAGGCGAACCTCCAGTCTGCTCCTTACTGGATATACATACGTATTATCCTGTGGAACTGGTGTAACAGGTTCTACCGCAGATACATCATTCACTAGTCTGCTGTACATATTTCTTTCTGCAATTTCTGTAACTGCAAGTTTCTTCGCATTTTGCCTCTTTTCCAACAGCGGCTGTACCATGGCACTATACTCAAAGCCATCTCTGTATGGAATAACTCCCATACGGCGGGAACTTTCCAACAGCCCGCGCAGGGCGAGACTAGCTATGAGACTTAAGCTCATATCATCTGAATATGCGCCTGCGCTTTTTAAGATGTCTATGCAACCCATAGCATCTTGTGGTGTCAGCCTCATGCGGACGACATCTCCGTATTTCATACTTTCCCCCTGTATTTAGCCTGCCGAATCTTTGCACAACGGCTATGGTCTTTTATACCTCTCTTCCCAGGAGTACCGCCGATGTAATGGCCGCAGACTTCACAAATGTTTGTGAAATGGTCGGAAGGATGATAGTTCTTTCGGATTTTGTCTATGGCGTTCCCGACATCTGGGGAGTTAGTGATGTCATACATAGCACTGCGGGCTTGCCTTCTGTTTTTCATCTCACTGCCCTTCCATGTATCCAGGTAGGTTGCTGGCTATCATGGACACGATGCCGAGTACCATGATAAAGATACCGACCGCCCATACCTTTTTCTCTACAGGGAGCTTTTGGTATAGGTAATAGCAGCCAAAAGCGACAATGATGAAAAAGGCTGTGGCTGCAAGGCCAATGAGTTGGAGGAATGCTAAGTTGCTCATGATTTTTACTCCTATTTAGTGATACCAAACCAGTATCTACCTTGAGCAAGATGCTCAGATGTCTCACCTTTGTAGCTCCATCTCTTGCCATCCCAGTACCTAATATCATGCATTGGAATGTAATGAGCTGCATGTATTTTCTGTACATCCTCAAGAAGCGGATAGCTAACATAATAGCCGGGATGTACAGGGTTATCCCAAGGTGGGAATATTGGTGACCTTTGAAGACTCTGTGATTCGAGTTTTTTGCACTTAGGTTTTCCCTGAGTGCAACCAAAGCAATGCGGTGATTTAGGTCTTCTCATTTTAATGCCTCCTAACGTATGCTGGCACAGTTTCATTCGGCAGCCCGAGGATTTGTAGCATCTCGTCTTCTGCGAATGGGGACTGTGGACGGATTGGTGTGAGGTGGGCGTCTGGGAATGCAACAGGACGCCCATCATTGAAAGGATTTGGCATGTCTACTACCCATACATCCTCATCCTTGTACTTTGCTGCACGAAGACAGGTAACGACGCTTCCAAGGACATGGAAGATGTCATTATTTTCTGTCTTCGTGACAATGGCGAGGTCGCCTTGTTTGCATCTCATGGCTTTTGCTCATATTTTTAATAGAGAGGATTAACATACTCCTTGGTTTTCTTCCCTGATGCCTTGTCAATGCGGAAGATAGCCAAGTTGTGCCGTTCGGTTAAGGCCGTGGCAGCCTTATACGAAGGCGCGATTTTTGCAAAGGACGGCTGCATATCCAGCGTCACCAAGCCGTGGGCCTTGAGTTCAAATACCTTCGGCAGGTATTCCCAATGCTCCCGGCGGAGATATGGCATAGAGAATGCTTCGTCAATTTCTTTCCTGTTCAGTTTTTTCATGATTGCTCCTATACATAAAATTCCAGACATGGGGAATAATAAGTATTCTCCTCGTAGTCTGCTATAAGGTTTTCTGCTAATTGCATAGCTTCATCCAGATCTTTGGCTACAACTATTCCAATATCATAAGATTTCTGGATGAAGTGCTCTGAGGAATCTAGCAGGGCTTTGGTATACCTAGCTCGTACCACAAAAGTTGTCGTGGTATTTACTCCTACAAAATGAGAATAACAGCCAAGATGACAAGGTCAATGCCTATGATAAGCGCATCGACCTTCTCATTGCTTAGATTTTCTACAAAGTGCCCAATATAGGCCCACATGATAGTTCTCCTAATGATGGCCCGCGCCGGTGTCACAATTTGTTACACCAGATTGAGGCCGCTGATTCTGGCGACGCTCGACCGGGATGGCCGGACGTGTTCACATGTGTCATCATGCCATATTTTGACACGTGTGTATACGGGGTATATCCCGTCCTTGACCCATATATTTTTTCTTTGGTTGTTGTTAGATTAAATTGTTCTATTTTTTTTTTTTTTTTTTTTTTTTACCTTGGGGGGGGGGGGGGGTTTTTC